TAATACAATATTAACTTTAGAAACAACTGCTATTACTAGTAGTACACAAAATAATTTAACATATGGTATTGGAGGAATACTTGTAGGTAGTTTACCTGCTGCTACAACATTACCTAGAACAAATCAATCAAATGTTAAATTTGTAAATTTTGAATCTACAGGTGGTCAAAATGGTACTTTATATTTTGTAGACGGAGTTAATAAAATAGGTGAATTTTCTATACATGATGATGGTACTTATCATTATGAAGACTTAAATAATACTTCTCCAGTTGGTTGTTCTTTAATAGAAAGATATGCGGAAAGAATTATTGTAGCTGGACAAACTTTAAATCCAAGTACTGTATATTATAGTACTAGATTAAAACCTTATGATTTTACAGGTGCTTCAGCAGGTTCAATTGATGTAGGTGATATAGTAACAGGGATTAAAGTTTTTAGAAATAGCTTAGTTATATTTTGTAAAAATAGTATATATGAGTTGACAAACCTTGATTCTACTCCTATAATTAAATCAGTAACTAAAAACATTGGTTGTGTAAGTGGAAATTCAATTCAAGAGATAGGTGGAGATTTAATTTTTCTAGCACCTGATGGATTAAGAACAGTTGCTGGTACTGCTAGAATTGATGACGTAGAATTAAGTTCTATCTCTAGAAAAATATTACCATTAATTAATGACTTGTTAGATAACATTGGTAATTATACTTTATCAAGTATTGTTATTAGAGAAAGAAGTCAATACAGATTATTTTATTATCAATCTGGTCAAGCTGATTCAGGACAAAGAGGAATCATAGGAACATTTAAATATAGTTCAGATGGTATACCTGCTTTTGAATGGAGTCAAACAAAAGGTTTACCTGTAAAATTTTGTACATCAGATTTAGATAATTCAGGTACAGAAGTTATTTACCATGCTGATGAATCTGGTTACATCTATCAACATGATACTGGAAATAGTTTTGACGGTAATAATGTTGACGCAGAATTTCAAACACCAGATATGGACTATGGTGATAATGGTTTAAGAAAAAGTTTATACAAAGTAAAAGCTAATATTGAACCTGAAGGAACACAAAACGATTTACTATTAAGAGTAAGATATGATTTTGATAGTTCAGAAGTTCCACAACCTGGAAATTTTAATGTAGGTAATTTAAGTTCTGCATCATTATTTGGTTCAGCAGTTTTTGGTACAGCATTATTTGGAGCATCAAGTTTACCTAGTAAAAGTATTTTAATTACAGGTAGTGGATTTTCAAATAATTTTAAATTTTTTAGTAATGATACTAATGCTCCATATTCAGTAAATGGAATGTTTGTTTCATTCATAGCAGGAGGAAGAAGATAATATGGCAGGATACACTAGACAAAGTTCATTTATTGATGGTGATACTATATCGGCATCATTATTTAATAATGAATACAATCAACTATTAGCAGCATTTAATAATTCAACAGGACACAAACATGATGGTACTGCTGCTGAAGGACCTGTTATAGCTTTAATTGGAGATGCAGGATTAACAACTCCTCTTAACAAAGTATCTATTGATACTTCAAATAATGAAATAGAATTTTCTATTAATGTAGGTGCAGTAGCAACTGAACAATTTAAAATTATAGATGGTGCAATTGTACCAACAACAGATAATGATATTGATTTAGGTACATCATCTTTAGAATTTAAAGATGCATACTTTGATGGTACAGTAAATTTAGATTCATTAGTTATTGGTTCAGCTACAGCTATTACAGATGTAGATACAGATTTAACTTCAGTATCAGCAAGTGATGATACATTAGCTAGTGCTAAAGCAATTAAAACATATGTTGATGCACAAGTTACAGCTAGTGATTTAGATTTTGAAGGTGATACTGGTGGTGCTCAATCAATTGATTTAGATTCACAATCTTTAACTATTGCTGGTGGAACAGGTATTGATAGTGTAGGTTCTGCTCAAACAATAACTTTAAATATAGATTCATCAGTTGCAACACTAACTGATACTCAAACTTTAGAAAATAAAACTTTAACAACTCCAGTAATTTCTACAATCTCAAATACTGGAACTATTACTCTTCCAACATCAACAGACACATTAGTAGGTAGAGCAACTACTGATACATTAACAAATAAAACTATTGATGCTAATGGTACTGGTAATAGTATTACAAATCTTGAAGTTGCAGATTTAGCTTCAGGAGTTTTAGATACAGATTTAACAAGTGTCTCTGCTAGTGATGATACTCTTGCTTCAGCAAAAGCTATTAAGACTTATGTAGATTCACAAGTAACTTCATCAAATGAATTAGATGAATTAACTGATGTTAACATTACAAGTCCTTCTGATGGTTCATTATTATTTTATGATACAACTTCATCTAAATGGATTGACAATGTAGTATCAGGTGATATAACAATTGCTGATACAGGTGTTGCTGCAATTAGTTCAGGTGTAATTGTTAATGCAGATATTAATGCTAGTGCTGCAATTGATGCAACTAAGATTCACGATGGTTCAATATCAAATACAGAATTTGGATACTTAGATGGTGTAACAAGTAATATACAAACTCAACTTACAAGTTTAGATACACTTAAAGCACCTTTAGCTTCTCCAACATTTACAGGTACAGTTTCAGCACCAACTCCTACAACAGGAGATAGTTCAACTAAAGTTGCTACAACAGAATTTGTTACAAATGCAGTAGCAGTTGAAAATGAATTAGCTGAAATGAATGATGTAGATATTACTTCAGTTTCAGATGCTGACTTCTTAGTTTATGATAGCACAGCTACTAAATGGGAAAACCAAGCTATCTCTGGTGCAGTTACAATTAATAATACTGGTGTAGCTACATTATCTGCTGGAGTAGATGCAACTAAGATTGCAGATGGCTCAGTAGACAATACAGAATTTCAATATTTGAATGGTGTAACTTCAGCTATTCAAACTCAAATAGATAGCAAACAAGCTACTATTGATGCTTCTAATAGATTAAATGCTAATTTAGTAGGAGATGGTTCGGTAGATAATACTGAATTAAGTTACTTAAATGGAGTAACAAGTGCAGTTCAAACACAACTAGATGGTAAAGCTTCAGCAGGATTTGCAGTCGCAATGGCTATCGCCTTGTAGTTGACAAACTTTAAAATAATTGTTATAATTAGGATAATTCTATGGCACAAGATTTCGAAAGATATTTACAACAAGACATTTCAAATTCATCAGGGTCTCCAACTGTTTTAAGAACAGCAGCAGATTCAGATGATGCAATCATTGGTATTAGATGTGCAAACACTTCTGGTACTTCTGTGAATGTAACTGTCTATGTAAAAAATGGAAGCGACACTTATCATATTATTAAAGATGCACCTATTCCTTCAGGTGGTTCTTTAGAATTAATTGATGGTGGCTCTAAAGTTGTTTTACAATCTGGAGACTCAGTTGAAGCTTATGCTTCTGCAGCAACTTCAGTTGACATCATTACAAGTGTTGTAGATACTATCTCAGCTTAATAAGGAAATATTAAATGGCATATGTCGGTAAACAACCTGCAGCTACAGCTTTAACGGCTGATGATTTAGCAGACGGTATTGTATCAAATAGTAAACTAGCAACTGATTCAGTTACTAGTAATAAGATTGTTGATGCAACTGTTGCTAATGCAGATTTAGCAGGTAGTATTGATAATGCTAAATTAACTAATTCAAGTATTACAATTAATGGTAGTGCTGTTGCTTTAGGTGGAAGTGTAACAGTTGGAGAAACTAAACCAACTATCTCATCTATATCTCCAGACACAATAGATAATACAGAAGCAACTATTACAATAACTGGTGCAAACTTTGTATCAGTTCCTCAAGTAGAATTTTTAAATCCTTCAACAGGTATTTGGTACACAGCAAGTACAGTTACCTTTAATAACTCAACATCATTAACAGTTACAATTACTTTATCTGTTGATGCTACATATAAAATTAGAATTGAAAATCCAGATGGTAATGCAGTTATATCATCTACAAATATTTTAACAGTATCAGATTCACCTACATGGACAACTGCTGCTGGAACACTAGGAACTATTGCAGGAGATTTTTCTGGTACAGTTGCTACAGTTGCTGCAACTTCAGATAGTGCAATTACTTATTCAGAAGTAACAAGTCCACTAGTATTAACAAATGCATCACAAGCAAATTGTTCTTTAAATAGTTCAACAGGTGTGATAACAACAACTGACTTTGGTGGTAGCTCTACAACAGCAACAACTTATAATTTTACAATCAGAGCAACAGATGCTGAAGGTCAAACAGCAGACAGAAGTTTTAGTTTGACATCATCATTTGGTGCAACAGGTGGGGGACAATTTAACTAATGGCTACAACATATTTAACAAGAACACCAAGCTCAACAGGTAGTCAAACTACATTTACTTTTAGTTTTTGGTGGAAAAATAATTGCGTTCATGGAAATGATAAATGTTTCTTTTCTTCTGGTTTAAATGCTGATAATTATTGTTTTATTAGAACTACAGGTGAAAAAGTAGAATTTTTAGCTTTAGATAATAGTTCAGCAACAATGAGATATAAGCCAAGTAGATTATATAGAGATAATAATGCTTGGTATCATATTGTGATAGCTATAGATACTACACAAGCAAGTGGAAATAGATTAAAATGGTACACTAATGGAGTAAGAGAAACTGCTTTTGATATAAGTACAGAACCAAGTCAAAATACAAATTTACTTTATATAAATGATACTACAACTCATGCTATAGGTAGGAAGAATGTTACTTCAGATAAATATATGGAAGGTACTCTTTCACATTATCATTTTATAGATGGCACAGCTTATGATGCTTCAGCATTTGGAGAAACGGATGCTAATGGTGTTTGGAAAATTAAAACTTCTCCAAGTGTTACTTATGGAACTAATGGTTTCTTTGTTTTAAAAGATGGTAATAGTGGTACTGACCAATCTGGTAATAGTAATAACTTTACAGTTGCAGGTGGTACATTAACGAATACTGAAGATTGTCCTTCAAATGTTTTTTGTACAATGAATCCTTTGCAATTACCTTTTGTAACTGGAACTACATTTAGTTTAGGTAATACAAAAGTATCTGGAAATAATGCAGATTGGCAAAGAGTTTATGGAACAATAGGTGCTACAACTGGAAAATGGTTTTATGAATTTAAAAATTTACAAGATAATGGTAATACTGGTGAATGTAGAATTGGTTGGGATAGTATAGACTTTATAAATGATGGTACAGATAATTATTATAGTGGATTAACTATAGATAGAACTGGATTATTAAGAGGTGGAATTAATGGAGTTAGTGTCTATTCTCCAGATGCTGTACAAATGACAGCAGCTTATAGTGGTGGAAATTTTAGTTATACTAGTGGAGATATTTTAGGAATGGCTATTGATTTAGATAACGAAACATTTTCAGTTTATAAAAATGGAAATTTAGAAATTAATGCTTACAGTTATGCAGGTCTTTCTAATAATAGTATATCAAAATCAAGAGGATATTTTATAGCACCATCTTATAACTGGTATAGCTCAAGTTCTGACAATAATAGAAGTTGTTTTAATTTTGGTAATGGATATTTTGAAACAACAGCAGTAGCTAGTGCAGGAACTAACGCAAGTGGTATAGGAATATTTGAATATGATGTTCCAACAGGTTATACTGCTTTATCAACCAAAGGATTA